AGGCTGTTGGCGACCCCGTTGTCCAGGGGTCGCAGTTGGCGCATGCACGCGGCATCGTGTTTGCGCAAGCGGCGAATGTGACACATGCCAGTGTCACGGCGGGCGGGGTCACACCTTCCCGGCTTCGTGGGCGGTCTGTTTGGACGAACAGACTGCAGGACTATCTCGGGGGGCGTCCGGGAGTCGTTGGAGAGCTTGTTCGCGGGCGGTGGGTGCCAGACCTCCCTGCGGACAGCCGACCTTGGGCTGCCAACGCCCTTCTGGGATTGTTCCAACACGAGGCGAAGCTCCTTGGTGGAGGAGTGCTGCCAACGGCGGTTACCGAGCACGAGGTGTTTCTGGTCGTTGAAACACGGGCCGGGCGAGTTGTTATCGCTCCGGCTTTGCTCGCTAAACTGTCCCTCTATGCATGCTTTCGCCCGCGCTCACCAGAGCTTTTGGCCGGTCTTAGGACACGTGCCAGGGAGTGGTTTTCGGAGAAAGGCGTCGCTGATTTGGCATCAGCGTTTGTGTTACCGGACACGGTAGCCATGGCCTTTTCCGAAACTGCTCCTGAAGCTCTGGCTCGCGAGCGTCTGGATGTCGTAGAGGATCCACTCTCTTGTTAGGCTAGCCCGATTAGCGTTCCAGGTGTGTGTTGGGGGGTGCCTCCTCCGATACACACCGGTGTCCTGGACACTCGGAAAGTTGATTGGGCTTCCTGCAGCGAGAGTCGTAGGGAAATGAGGACGGCTTACACAGCGCCCTTCGCTGGGGCTTTTGTGCCTGTGTGTAACCGTCCTTGTCCGCACAACGAGGTGACCGCACTTGCGATGCGGTCGATGGGTCAGGTGCCGGCTCAGGTTTTTAACCCTGTGTCTGCCCGTTCGGCTTTGGTCTGGGGTGAACTTCGCAAGTTTGCCCGTAGATACAGGGACGGCGCCTGGTCTTGGAGGAGTACTGCTGAGAGCTATAACGGGGTTCTCAGGAGACGCTATTTGGAGGCCGAAAGGTCCTTGAGGGAGGATGGTCTGTCCGGCTACCAGGACTGGACCATTAGGGCTTTCCTCAAGACGGAGAAGAATCGCTTGCCAGGCAAAGCCATGAAGCCCAGGCTTATTTATCCCAGGTCGCCAAGATATAACCTGGAGTTGGCAAGTAGACTTAAACCGTTTGAGCACTGGCTTTGGGGAAGGCTCAACGGGACCGTTCTAAAGTGTGGATCCTCTAGACTCGTTGCGAAGGGTCTGAACCCGAGACAACGCGCCAACCTAATTGTTAGGAAGTTCCGGGCTTTCAACAATTGCGTTTGTTTCGAGGCGGATGGGTCGGCGTTTGAGGCCCACGTTGGTCCAGCTCATTTGGAGGCTGAACACGCTGTCTATGCAACAGCTTTTCCAGGCGACGGCCGTCTGGGTGTTTTGCTTTCCAAACAGTTGGAGTTGCGTGGCACAACGTCTTGTGGTGCAAGGTTTCGTAGGAAGGGCGGCAGGGCCAGCGGGGACTTCAACACGGGGATGGGGAATTCGTTGTGTTTTCTCGTTGAAGTCGTTTCTGCTCTCCGAACTTTCGGCGTTACCTTCGATGTTCTTGTGGATGGTGACAACGTCCTGGTCTTTTTGGAGGCTGTGGACGCGGGACCTGTGGTTGAGGGTTTTTCCCGCCTGATACAAGATTCATCTGGCCACGAGGTTTTGTTAGAACGACCGGCCCGTCGTTTGGAGGACGTGCGTTTCGGTGGCTCTGCCCCCGTGTTCTTGGGCGACAAACACGGGTGGAGCATGGTTCGCGAGTACCATCGCGTTGTTTCAGGTGCCTTCAGTTCTCACATCTACTTGAAAGAGCAGGTGTTTGCACGGGAGTGGATGGTAGGAGCAGCCATGTGCGAGCTTTCTCAGGCTCGTGGAGTGCCGATTTTGCAGGAATTCTTTGCCTGCGCCATCAAAGCCTTGGGACCCGTGCGACGGGTTCGGGAGCATCCGCATAGGGATTCTCTCGCTTTGGGGGCGTGGTTTGCGACTGTGGACAGTGTTATCGAGGTGACGACGGACGCCAGGTGCTCTTTTGAACTGGCGTACGGTGTTTGTTCCGAAGACCAGGTTAGACTTGAGAGGTCTTTCCAGCGTATGGAGTTTGGCGGTCTTTGGAAACATTTCAGTTTCGTTGAAACGCGAGCTGATCTGGCAAGCATCGTAGATTCGTTGTTGCGTTAGGTGCATTTGGGAGGCCTGGGTCTTCGTTTTTCCGTGGTGAGCGGCGGGTGTGTGTGTCTTGGTTTAGAGTTCGACGTGCTGCACTTGGTAGTTCTTGTGCTTTTGGTTAAAGGTTTCACAAACTTCTTGCCTTTCGGGGTGCCCTAGCTATGGTGGGGGGCTTAAATTGATTCCACACGCGACGCCTCAACTCTGTAGGCACGGTAAGTATCACGCGGTTTAACGCCTCTGATAGCATGCCGCGTACGGCCACGGTTGTTAGAAGTAATTCCTATAGGCTTCGCCCGGGGGTCTCTGCCGGGTTTCCGAAACAGAGCTGCCGACGATTGGGCATCGTTGGTTGGATTGATTGCCCTAATGGCCGTGATACGGCCGCGAACTCCAGGGTTCGCCTCCCCCTAGTAAGTAGCTAAC